AACTCCAGTTTCCTTGACTATTTCATCTATAAGAGATTTTTCTAGTTTAGATAATTGTTTTTTAGTTTCTTGTGCTTTGTCTACATCAACACGAACACCTTTTGTTTTCATTTCAAAAAGAACAGGAAGTAAATCTGTTTCCAATTGAAATATACTTGAGCATTCTTGTTGTGTTATTTTTTTATTCAATGTTTCCCAAAGCTTCAATGTTATTAAAGCATCTTGTTCGGCATACTTACCAACATATCTGGGAGGTAACTGCCACATCCCGGACTTAGGATCCACACCGAATTCATCTGCCGCAGACTTCAATAATTTTTCGTCTTTATATTCTCCTAAATAATCACGAGCAAGAGAGTTAAGATTATACCATTTTCTATTCTCATCTAATAAAGGTGCTGCAATCATAGTATCTATGATCTTACCTTTTACTTCTATCCCCTCTGCTCTAAGCCAACCTAAGTCATACAAAGCATTGTGGAATACTTTAGTAATAGCTGTGTCTTCACAAAGTTTTTTTAGCCAATTGTAAACAGTGTTCTTTGGCATATTTCCTACCTTGTGAGCCGTAGGAAAATACCAAGCACTGTCGCCAGCCCCTACAGCTATACCTATTATGTGACCGTCTTTTCTTGTCCACCCTGGCCCAAGTTTTAATAGGTTTGTATCTTTAGTTTCTAGGTCTATAGATATGGTTTTATGTTGAGATAAATCTGGAAGTGTTTGAGGTGGTTCCCAATCTGAATCTATATTACCCCAAGATACATCTTTTATATCTTGATCTAATAAATGATATTGATCATGATTTATCATTTATAATTTCTCCACCTAGTGCTGCATATCCGATAACGTCTGTCCACGAATCGTCTTTTGAAATGTCTTCAGCAAGTCTTGCTACCTTGACACCAATCATGCAAGCGACAACTTCTTCTGGAGTGATCGCACCATTTAATTTTTTATCTAAAAGTATAGTCCATATGTCGGCTATACGTTGATGATTCTTTTTAGCAGGCCCATACTCTTTGGCTCTCTGTCCGTTGATTAGTTTCTCTGCTTCTCTTAAGAAAAATTCTCTATCTTTTTTCATATGTTAAACCTATGTAATGCATTTGATTCGATTATGTGTAATGATTTTTTAGCACGAGTTGCTCCCACATAGAAAGTCCTTATCTCAGAATCTTGATCTAAGCTTTCTACGCAGGCCTTAGTTGAGTCAAGAAGTAGAGCTACGTTATCCGCCTCTCCACCTTTGGCTTTGTGTATTGTCGATATCCGAATCCTCGGAGTCCCCGTTAAAATCCTCTCCCCTCGTCTCCTCACTGACATTATGTATGCTGTCTCCTGATCCGAGACTTTCAAGACTTTCTGCCACGGTGTCTCGTGTGAGACGTTCAAAGAGCAACTCTCTATAATATCGTTTAGAGTATAAGTTTGTTCTGGATCTAGGGAGGATAGGGTTCTTCTCCCAGACTTGGATATAATATTCGGGTTCAATATCTTCGCAAAGTTCTTCAGTTCTGATGCAGACAAGCTTTGGTTTTTGCATAATTTAAGCCATACCTCTATTCCGTTGATAACATTTGGGGAAATAGACCAACCAGTGCCTTCTCTCCAGTAAAGATATCCATCTTCCTTGAGACGATTACATACTTTGTTTGTGATATAATTAGTTCTTGCAAGTACCAACCATTCGCCACTAGTTAAATCTACATCAAGTATATCTCGATGCCATGTTATCGTGCCATCTTTTTTAGTGGGTTGCCAATCTTTTGTTTGTCTGGTAGAGACTTTTTTTATCAAGCTCTGTGAAAAATCATGCACGGCACTCGGTACACGGAACGATCTGGTAAGAAATAATTTATCTTCACATGAATTTAAAAAATCTGAAACTCTTACACCCATCCATGTATAGATCGCTTGATCATCATCTCCCGCATAGTAAACTTTCTTTGAGTTAGGAACTAAGACTTCCTTAACCATTCGCCATTGTAAAGGAGCTAGATCTTGTGCTTCATCTATTATAAGTAAATCAAACTTAGGAGAAGTTCCTTCTTCAATAAACTTCTGTATCATATCAACAAAGTCTAATTTATTTTTTACATCCTTATAATCTTTATAAGCTTTGTCTAACTTCTTTAGTTCTTGCCAATGTAATGTATGATCCCAAGCATCGTTGAATTGTTGCTCAAGAGATACTTCTCTTACACGAGCCATTTGTACCAGAGATAAATACTTGTCCCCACCTGCTCCTATCTGAAACAAAGGTCCCTCTTCTAGATTAAGTGTAGGTGCCGATCTAAATTCTAAACCAACAAGCTTGCCTAGATCATTATAGTCTGATCCTTTAAATACTTTCTTTGTATCTAATCCTAGCCATGTAAAAGCAAGTGAGTGTAGTGTTCTAAAATAAATCATTTGCTTTGTATCTAGACCTAGTTCTATAGCTGCCCTATCTCTTGCTTCTGTAGCAGCTTTACGACTGAAAGACATGAAAGCTATCTTAGTAGGATCCATTCCATCTTGGATACTCTTCTTGATAATATCAATCAGTGTTGTTGTTTTACCTGTCCCTGGAGGTCCAAAGATTGCTGTTTCTTTCATGCCCACTTAGTCCAATCTATAGATTCTTCGCCTGATTCTATATAAACTTTTATCATTTCTATATTTCTATTCATTTCTTGATAGAAGACTAACTCTGCTCTTTCTTTTCTAGTTAAAGAGTAAGGTTGTTTTCTAATAGATTGTTCAACAACTTTAAAAGTGTTCTGATATTCTTCTAATACTTCGATGCATGTTTGATATTTCTTCTTCAAAACGGAGCCTCTTCTTTTTCTATAGCTATATCATTTATTTCAACCTCAGAAGCAAACTCTGGTATCCACCAAACTCTTACAGTTTTCCATTTGCCCGAAGATGTTTTAAATTTTTTAACTATCGAACTTTCTTCGTTGTTCATTTCTTTCAATCTTTCTTGAACTTGTGCTCTCGTGTAAGAATCGAATTTCTTCTGTCTCATATACTCCATCAAAGAATCTAATCTAAAATAAGTTTTACCTTCCTCTACTTCTGTATATGGCTTGCCTAACATAATTTCTTCAAATGTTTGTGCTTGTATACGACCCGTACAATAAGATTCAAGAATAGAAACAAACTGTCCCTTATATGTTAGTTCTTCGGGAACTTGTATCTCATTACATTTTTCCATAAGTTCATTAACAGTCATTTCCCAATCAGCATCTTTTAGTTTAGGAGGCATGACTTTTAACTGCTCCATACATGCTCGCTGAAACAGTCTAGGTGCTTGTAATTCCTCTGTTGTAATTTCTAGTCTCTGACCACCTATATCCACGAACCATAGTCGTGGCTCTGACAAAATTACTGACAACCCACTGATTGAAGGCATTGACGTAGCACCTATACCTAATTTCATTGTTCTACAAACACCTTGATTACAATGAGAAGACATTGGTTCTTCTTTACAAAGATACTGGTATTCTTTTTTCTCTAAGGTATTTTGAATAGCTACAACTTCTTGTGCTGACAAAGGAGGATGAAAGTCTCTTACGTTGTGTTCTTCAAACTTTGTTTTCCAATTACCAGGATCAAGCTTTTGCAAGAACACTCCTAAATGAAAAGCAGTTCTATTTCTCTCCCCTTCAAACACACCAATAGCTAACTTAGTTCTCAAACAAGGAATGTAATTAGGAAAAAGATCTACAGGTCCACCAATAGGTAGACTTAAAAAATCTTTAGGTAACGTCTTGACTTTTTGTATTTCTTCGATGAATTCGGATAGTGATGCTTCAATGTAGTCTCCCTCTTTTTTGATAATGGCATACCTAAGAGTTTGATCCGAGTCATAATACGGAAGATTAATAAAGTTACCAACATCACCTCTCTCGACAAGAATCTGTTCTTGTTTAGGGAATATCTCACACCTGCCATGGCCAAGTGCCGAAGAAATCTCAGCAGCTTTGTCTCTAAAATCGCCTGCACTCATCCACTCCTTAAAGAAAAAGAATATATGTGCACCGCCTGACTTACTACGGCACACGATACACGGAACATTGAGTCCCTCTAATTTGTCTACTAATTCATTGTGATCTAATGGGTATTGATCTATATCTAAAGCACCAAACTTGCATTTATTTTCTTCATTAATAGGTATGGCACCAACACCTTTTTTTCCTTTGATGTGGCCTTCTATCAACTCTAATGTAAGAGGGTTTCTTACAATAAATGATTTGGCTTTTTGTTTTCCTGCTGTTCTTTCTTGAGATACTTCTGTCTGACCATGTGCCGTACTAAATCCAATAAAAGCTTCTAATAATTGTTCTGCTAAATTCACTCTTCACTCCACAAAAAAAGAGTCGTGACTTGGAGGAATAGCCACGACCCTTACTAATTAAAACGGTATTTCATCATCCTTCTGTGCACTCTGCATTTCATCAGCAGGTGCGGAAGCCGTTTTAATCTCCCCTTTCCTAAAGCTTTGATACATAGTTCTAGCTTCTAGCATCATAGCTTCGAGTTCCTTAGACATCTCAGTAACTCTTTCTATTTTATAGTTATACCAACTGCCTTGATCATTGCTTTCTGCTATGGTTTGAATATTCCATGCAGTACCATATAACGGCATAGGTTTACCCGAAGGTAATCTTATTCCATTCTTTATAGTATTCCATCTACGAGACACTTTTAATTGTGTCTTTTTCATGTCGAGAATAGCAGGTGCCCCAAGTTTAGTTTCGGGATCCATAGCCATCACAACATGCTGATGGGTTCTAACCAACTCATTACCAGAAGGCAGTATTTCTGCTGCACCTTCACGAGTTGTGATAGTTATATCCTTATCATCTGGAGATAGTTCTCTTATAAAACCACCGCCACTTGATCTAAGTGCAAACTCTAAAAACTTCTTTTCAAAGAAACACGGTACAACAATCACACCTTCATCAGACTTAAAAACTTGTTGTGATACTGTATTAAAGATATCGCCTTGTTCAGCACCTTTAATATACAAACTATCTTGCTTATTAAGTTGTGGAGATAATGCTTGTAGTATCCTTATAAAAGGTATCTGCATATCTTCGGTTGAAAAGTTTTCTAGTCCTGCACCTGCTTCTTCTTCAAGCAATGAGGATAGGTTAGACGGTGCTACTTCTGTAGCTTGTTTTTCTGCAACTGCATTAGCCATTATTTTGCTCCCTTTATTTTTGCACGATTGCCTACATATATACCAAATACATCAAAGTCAATTTCTTGATTATTCTCTATTCGGTTCTTCGCCCAAGTTCTCAATGTCATAGGATGTATATGAGTTTTTTGAGCAGGTGCCAGACCCTGGTTTCTTAAATCATCAACCACGGCTCCCGCTACATTGTCTTGACCCATACCAAAACCAACAACAACTTCGTTTTTAATTATATCGCCTTCCCCGATAGAACGAATAAAACTAAATGCTTCTTCTCTTCTATCCTCGGGAATTCTAGCTGATACAAATTTATCAATGGACACTTTGTTGCCATCAACAGTAAGACTTTCAACACCGATCTCTTCCATCAATGAAGGTATATCTTCTTCATCAACAGTTCGTTTTCTTTGTTGTAAGTCCTTGAGATGATTTTCGGCATCCTTGATCTGTTTATCAAGATCAATGGATTGCCTAATCAAAGTGGAAAGTCTTGAAGTCTCTCCTTCGCTAACTTTATTAAATGCTTGAGGGTTAGCTGCCTCTTCTTCGAATAGTGAAAACACATCACTCATCGTTCTCTCCTTCTTGTTTAAAGTTTATACCCTTCGGTATTGGTTCTAAGGTTTTAACCCCTAGCTTTTATATTGTCAATATGATTTGTCTCACTTTTTTTCCACAAATATTCTTGTTTGGTTAAAAAAGATATTTGACCACCTATTGACCTGTCATTGTCTTCCGACAATTCTTTTAGCATATTCCATGTTTTAATTGGCACTGCTACTGATTTCCATTTATCTGGATCCATATTAGTCTCCCTTTTCTTAGTTATGCCCAGTTTTTTGTATATTGTCAAAGATTTTCTTACATTCTTTTAAACTTTTTTCTAAAGCATAGTTCCACGATCTTTCTATTAAGTTTCTATCATATTCAAATGTGTCTATGTGAACTTTTTTAGTTAGTCCTGGTAAAGATTCTACACTCATAAACTGTATGTTTCTTTGAGGTAAAGCAACCAAGGCTATTATATCGCAATCAAATTTAGTGTAAGGCCTCTTTGGTTTACCTTTTGATGTCGAAAAGCAATAACATTTTTTCTTGTCAACAGAAGTAGCTGTCTTTACTTCTATTCGTTGAGCCAAAAGAACACCATCACCTTTTACAGCCACAACATCTGTTCCGTCTTGTTTTATAAGATCACATTCAACACCTAACATTGTAAGTTCGAAAGCTGTAAAAAGTTCTCCTGCCGTCCCTGTTAATTTTTCTGCTCTTCTCATCAATCACTCCTTTTAGGCGATACTTTTAGCCATTTTCTAGCTTCTTCTCCCAATGTTTTTCCTGCTAACGTAATCTTTGATTGCAGAACCTTAACAATGTGAACGTCAATACTATCGGGCACTACTAAATCCACATACAAAACTTTACTTTTTTGTCCTATTCTATGGCATCTATCTTCAGATTGTATCCTAGTCTCAAGATTAAAGTCATTTGAATAATAGATAACATTAGTAGCTGCCGTAAGTGTTAAACCTCGTCCCGCAGTTTGTGCATTACCTACAAAGAATCTAGTCTCTTTATCATTTTGAAATCTGTCAATGGCCTTGTCTCTATCTTCTTGTGAAGTGTCTCCATAATATGTAACCACGGAACCCGATCCATAGACTTTTACAAGAGCTTTTTTGATTTTCTTAATATCGTGTCTAAACCTAGACCAAATAATAACTTTACCTTCCATCTCTTCTATGGTGTCAAGCATAGTATCTATTCTATGGTTGGCTATCTCAACTGTTTCTCCATCATCAGTAACAAGATATCCGCATAGTAATTGTTGTAGTCTCAATAGTCTTGTCATAACTTCGGGAGCCGTAACCATGTCCCCGCTATCAAGCAATGCTACGGCACTGTCTTTCATACTATTATAATGTTTGATTTGATCTGATGTTAAATTAACTTGTCTAGTTGTATAAATCTTTTCGGGTAAGTCTAAAGCTTCTTCTTTCGTAACTCTGTATGCAAATCTTTGAAGTTTATCTGTTAGTTCTTCTAAATTTCTAAAACCAACAACTTGTTGAAAACTATGATTACCCATTCTTGTTTGCCTTATTATGGCATATCGACCTTGGAAAGACCAATAACTATCAAATCCTAAAAGATCCTTATCTAAAAAGGCACATTGTGAATAAAGATCCATAGGCGATTGTGTTATCGGGGAGCCCGTTAATATTCTTTTATATTTCGCAGTCTCTCCTATTCTCAAAATAGCTTTTGTTCTTTTAGCCTTTATGTTTTTTATTGTTGTTGACTCATCGACTGCCAATATGTAATTGCTTCTATGTATAAAAGCATCCAAATATTTTATAACTTTTGCTGTAGCAAAAGCTTCTACATTCACTAATAATATTCTTAATTTGTCCCTGGCTTTTATGCTTTCTTCCAAAATGGATTTCTCTGTTTTGTTAGCACTTGCTTTCCATACATACACATTCTTATCAACATTGTCGGGAAGATGTGTTGGTATCTCGGAGTTCTTCCAGTTCATATACACACCTTTCGGTGCTATAATAATAGCTGTATCTATTTTTTTATTTTCATACAACCAGGTAATATTATCAATTAACACTTTGGATTTACCACACCCCATCTCCATAAAATAAGCATAGTTGTCCCTAGCAAAGCTTCTAAACAAAGCTTCTTTTTGATGAGCATACGGCTTC